AGCACCTTGTTGCTAATTTAAGACGCTGTAACTATTACTTCAACGCTTTTGATGCGTTAAATGAAGATAATGGTACGGTCTTAGTAAGGGGCTCCAAATTGACGACTGTTCCTAAAAACGAAGATTCAGTCCGTATCATTGCTATAGAGCCTTCAGGTAATATGTGCTTGCAGCTTGCTGCCGGCACTTATTTACAAGAAGTTCTCAAAAGCATAGGGTTAGATATAACGAACCAGCAAGATAAGAATAAAGATCTTGCTTACTTGGGTTCAATCGACAATAGCTTAGCTACGATCGATTTGTCCTCAGCTTCGGATATGTTTACGCCTGAACTGATACGCCTGTTGTTTCCAAAGAAGTGGTATGACCTGTTTATGAAAATCAGGTCGGATTATACCACTATTGATGGGGTTGAGCATAAGCTAAACATGATTTCCACCATGGGGAATGGTTTTACTTTCCTTTTGATGACTTTTTGTTTAGTTTCCTTGATCTATGGTATGCGTTGTCGTAAAAAAGGTCCTACTCTATTTGTTGATTGGAGTAGGACTGCCGTGTTCGGAGATGATATTATTATCCCGACGACGGAATACGACGACTTTTGTACCATATTACAGCAGGCGGGATTGGTCGTTAACCACGACAAATCCTTTAAAGACGGCCCATTTCGGGAGTCCTGTGGAGGCGACTACTATGAAGGTGTTGATATAACACCTTTTTATGCTAGGAGCCTTTCACGAGATCCTGATATCTATGTAGTAATTAATCAACTTTTGAGCTGGACCGTTAAACACAATGTGTTGGTCCATTCAACTCTTAAGTTCTTGATTTCACTACTAAGAGAGCCTTTCTTCGTTCCTGAGTGGTCTAACCCTGATCAAGGGATCTTGACTGCTGAGGTTTCACGACGTTATAAGTTCCTCCAACCTTTGCTTCCTGAGGTTAAGCTAAAAAATAACTTTTTTGCTATGCCTCTAGCGGTTGGTGGGTTTATACGTAGTGACGGGCCTGACTATTTATTCACACCGAGACAGTTTCAAACTCGGTATGTGGTCAGACGCGGAAGGTTACCGAAAGGATACCTTTCGGGTTGCGATCCTCGTAAGAGGACCGCAGCCGACAGTGCTGCTATTTCCGCTCTTCTCTTTTCTTTTCGTCTCTAGTTTCACTCTGAGACGTTAATAAATGAGTTTCGGTGCCGTGGG